GGCCTTGAGCTCGTCGAGAATTCGCCCCCATTCGTCGAGGAAAGCCCCGCCGGCCGTCTTCGCGAGCTCCTTCACCGTCGCCACAAAGCGGCCGGCCGTCGCGCCGCCCTTGGCAAAGTCGGCGGCCATGTCGATGCCCTTGATGGTGCTCGCAAGACCCGGCGTTGCGACGCCGTGCATATTCAGCAGCGCGGCCGTGACGCTGGCCACCGTCTTCGCGCCGCGTGCGACGTTGTCGACCCAGTCTGTCCAGGCCTTTGTCATGAATACGACGACGTCGGTCCAGACGTTGGCGACAAACTCAGCGGCCTGTGCGGCGATCTGCTGAATCCCGCCCCAGTTCTCTCGCCAGGCACGGTGAAGCAGGGCGATGCCCGCAGCGATGCCGGCGATCGCCAGGATCACCGCCGTCAGAGGGCCCAGGCCGATGGCAGCGATCGCCGAAGCGACGCCCGCCAAGACTCCCGAGAGGCTCGAAACGAGCCCGGCCACCTTTCCGGCGACAAAGGCGACGCCGCCCACCTCGACGGCGAGCTTCGCGAAGTGCGCGACGGCCTCTTTCGTGTGTGGGTTCAGCCCGGCCACGTAGTTGGCCAGGCCGTGGATCTGCGACGTCATTTCCCGCACCGCAGGGAGCAATATCTTCGACGTGGCGACGGCGAGCTCCTCGGTCGATTCCTTGAGGTTGGCCATCGCCTGGCCGGTGGGCCCGTCGATGTCGGCGGCCAGCTTGAGGGCGGCGCCGGCCGCGGCCGTCATGACGCCCGACACCTGGGCGATGTCGGCAGAGGCCTTCTTGATCTCCTTCGAGAACTTCTCGACGGCCTTGAGGCCCTCGGCCATGCCGCGAATGAGCTTCGAGGCGTCGGCGGTGAGCGAGACGTAGAGAGAGCCGACCTTGAGAGCCATGGCCTACCTTCTCCCTCTGCCGCTCTTCGCCTCTCGCATCGCTTCCTCGTGCGCCTCCTGCTTCATGCGGAAGACCTCGCACCACTCCGCGAACTCCCGCACGCTCATTCGCCCCTCGAGCTCCTCGACAGTCATGCCGCCGAGCTCCTTGGCGACCGCAAAGAGAACCTGCCTCCTCGGGTCGCCCCTTAGTTTTTTCCGGCCTCCTCCTCGTCGACCTCGAGGGCCTTCGAAGCTTCGGTAGCCAGCTTGTCGAGGAGGCTCCCTCGAGGGGCCTCGAGGATGGCGGCCAGATCGACCGGAGTGAAGACGGGCCGGCCGTCGAGCGAGCGCACCAGGTGAATGCACGCCCAGGCCTTCTGGAGACCTTGATCGACCTTCACCTCGGCCGAGCCGCTCTTCGAGGCGACGACCTTCGTCGCCTTGCTGCGTACGTCGGAGTCCTGGCCGATGGTGGGGGCGACGATCGCGAACTTCATGCCGTCGAGGTCGAGCACCTTGGGCACGCCGGGGCTCGCCTGCAGCGCCTTCGCGCGCAGCTCGGCCGGGGTGTAGACGGGAACGAGAGAGGCAGTGACTTCAGACATGGTGGCTCCTGGGTTGGGGGTGGGGGACTGCATCAGCTACCGAAGCCGCACACCGCGGCCGGGGCCTGGGCTGCGCCCTCGAAGTCGATGGAGAGCTCGACCAGGCCGTCGACCGAGCCGCTCGCCTTGTTGTCCTTGAAGAGCACCCAGGCGCGGAACCGCTGGCCGGTGGTGAAGAGCACGTCGAGCAGACGCGGCGTGCCGGCCATCAGCCAGGAGTGCAGGCTTTGCGTGCCGGCCGTCACCGTGTCGATGTCGTCGATACTGAGCGCCAGGCGCTTGAGAGAGCCAGAGCAGTCGAGGAGGGTAGCGAGCTTCTTCTTGTAGCTCGAGCCGAGCACCGAGGCGTCGGCCAGGTTGATGGCGACCGAGACGTCGACGGCCTGGCAGTCGGCGACGGCATAGACAGGAATGTAGGCCGCGTCGACGGTGACGGCCCCGCCCGGCCCTGAGGCCAGGGTGAAGGTTCCGAAAAGGTAGTCGATGGTGACGTTCGCCGCGGCGATGGGCGTGCCCGCGTCTTTCACCGTCACCGTCGTGGCCGGGTCGAGCACCCGCTTCGCCGCGTTGGTGACGCGGTAGGTGGTGCCAGAGACCAGAGAGCAGGCCTCCGCGGTCATGACCGTCGAGGCCCCGGAGGCCGAAACGACGGCGTTGAAGGAGGCCGAGGCAGTCACGTTGAGGCCTCCGGGTTAGACGAGCGCGGGCGTCCCGTTGAATTCGAGGTCGGCCTTGAAGGTGTTCTTTCCGTCGACCGAGGCCGAGAGGCCCGAGCTCTTCACCTTACAGACGACCGAGTAGCCCTTCTGGTTCGTCGAGCCTGAGGGGTTGTAGTGGACCTGCACATACACGTCGGCGCCAGAGAGCAGGCTCGAGCGCAGCAAGTTCTGCGGCGTGTCGGTCATGTCGAGGTCGCCGCTGATCGAGATGCTGCCGTCGGTGAGGCCGGCGATCTTTTTCTTCGCGCCCGAGGTGTCTTTGAAGTCGGTCACGTCGAGCAGGTTGATGCTCGGCGACAGGTCGACAGAGTTGGAGCCGGCGACCTCATCGGAGCCGGTGGGGGCGGTCGCGTCAGCGCGCACGTAAATCTTGAGGGGGTGTGAAGCGAGGGCCACGGGAATGCCTCCGGGTTGTGTGCCCAGAGGCTCCGTCGCGGTGTTCCCGTGAAACTATGCGCCGAGCGCAGTCGCGTACTGCAGCTCGACGTTGATACTCCAAAGCCCGTGCGGGCCCTGGTCTTCGCCGAGGTATGCCGGCGCCGAGTCGCGCGCGAAGACGGCGGCGTACCCTGCCACCGTCGCCTGGTGCACCCATGACAGCACGTCGCGGGCGATGGCCTCGCCGGCGAGCTGGTCACCCATAGGGCCCCGCACCATGAGCTGCACTGTCGGGCGGAACCAGCTCGAGCGGTGTCCGCCCAGGTACGGGATGGGCGCCGGGCCGCCGGTGTTGAGGCACCACACGCCAGGGCTCGCCGTGGTGTCGGTGCTGCGCATCTGGCCGGCGAAGAGGTTGGAGCCGGTGGCCAGGGTGATGGCGCCCGCAGCTTTCCCGCTGAGGTAGTTGACCAGGTCGAGGGCCGGGTTCCGCAGCGTGCCGGCGACGGGCGCCGGGTTGCTCGTCGACTGGAATGGCGAGCCGCCCAGAATCGTCTGGGAGGCGCCGGCGGGCGGGAGGATCGTGTAGCTGACAAAGCCCGCCACGTCGGCGGCCGAGGGTACGGCGATCCACAGGTAGGAGCCCGCGACGGCGACCCAGGTCGGCGGGGTGGGGGTGCCGCCGTTGGCGAGCACGTAGGCGCCGAAGGTGGGCCCTGCGCCACCCCAGAGGGCGCCGGCGTTGTCTTCGAGCAGAACGGCGATGATGGGGAATCCTGGCACGTACACCGCGCCCGAGCTCCGGCCGGGGTTGCCGGCGCCGTTGTCGAAGACGTAGGCGGTGCCCGCCTGGGCGTCGGCGTCGGTGGGGTTGATGCCGAATAGGCCGGCGTTCGCTCCAGGCTGACGACGCACCACCGCCGGGGCTGCTCGAGCTCCGGCCACCGAGGCATAGGCCGTCACCGTGGGCAGCGGGAAAGCGTCGTCGACCGCGGCGCCCGCGTTGTCGGTGACGAGCCAGGAGACGGGGGTCGCCATGGCTTACGGCACCGGGTCAGGCGCGAGCACGACGTCGGGGAGGGCGTCGGTGAAGCTCTTGAACTGGGCGCCCTTGGTGGCCGCGAAGTCGGCCGGCGCAGCCGCGTCTTGCGCGTCGCGCTTGGCCAGCCACTCCTGGAGCACGTTGACGGCGTCGCCGATTTGAGCGCGCATCTGCTCGCGCGTGGTGGCCGCTTTGACTGCGGTGATCAGGTCCTTCGCTGACTGTCTGCCGATGCCCATTTTAGACCGCCTCTCCGTTGGTGATGAGGCCGTGCCAGTGCCCCGACGCGCTGGCGTCGATGCTCGGCGTGAGCGTCAACGTCTCGAATGTCTCGCCCGTGCGCTGCCAGAGGAAGCCCGGCGGAACGTCGAAGGTGCCGAGCGTGTGCACGTGGTAAATCTTTTCCTTCTGCGTCATCGCCACGCCGACGCCGCCGCCGACCGGGTTGGCGAACTGGGCGGCGAGTCGCACGCCCTTGCCGCCGCACTTCGAGCACAGGCACAGGAAGGTCACGCCGTCTTTGTCGGTGCCGAGGCCAGGCACGTCGAACCATCGCGGGTCGAGGTCGGTCAGCTTCACAGCAGTCCCCCCACTTCCCACGCAAAGCAGGTCGCCGCCGTCGCGTTGGCGGTGCAGCTCGCGGTGAAGCTCCCCGCCGCCCGCGTGGTGACTGCGAGCTCCTTGCATGTCGTATCTCGGCTGAGCGGGGTGATCTGAACGAAGCTCGAGGCGGTGGCCAGCGAGTTGGTGATGACCGCCGAGCTCGCGCCGATGGCGATACAGCTGATTCCGCGCGGCTTGTTGATGGTCGCGGCGCCGGGGGTGCCGCTGGTGTCGGTGCCGGCGGCGCTCTGGAGGCCGTTGGTAGCGATGCGGAAGGTGTTCCCGAAGGTTCCAGATTCCGAATACGTAATCTGCGAGGTGTCGAGCGTGAGCGCAGTCGTGCCCCACTTCAGCGAGGTGCCGATGGTGTTGTTCATTCCCAGCGATCCAGAGGTGCCGGCGCCCAGAAGGTTGAACCCACCGTTGGCGCCCTTTCTAATCTGAAGCGCAGGCACCTCGGTCCCGCCGATCCCGGTGCTCACCTGCAGGAGAGTCGCCCCCGCATTGACCGTACCGTCGGCGACACTGGTGCCCATGGTGTTGAGCACGTCGGTCGCGCCAGAGCCCAGGCCGTTGGGCCCGGTGAAGGTGTTCCCTGTGGTGAGCACGTTGATGCCGCCGGTCAGCGTAGTGAGGCTCGCCGTCGTCGTCGTGAAGCTGAGCGATGGGTTGCCGGGCCCGTAGTAGCTCGTCGTGCCACCGCCGCCGGGGTTGTAGAGCATGGCCTTCAAGACTCCGGCGTTCGCCCAGGCGATGCCGTTGGCTCCCCAGCGGTACCAGCCCATGGTGGGGTCAGACGAGAACGAGAAGCTCGGGAGTGCCGCGGTGCCGTCTGTCGCTCTGATGCCTGCGTCGGCGATCAGAACCCCCTGCACCGTCGCCCCGCCATCGACCCAGAGCGGGCCGGCGATCCCAGACTGAAGCACGACCCCGCCGTCGAAGACCTTGTAGCCCCCGAACACCTGCTCGCCCGGCCCGACGTTGACGAGGCCGCGCCTCACCTTGCTGGCGTCCGGCGGAGGAGACGGCATTGGGTCCGCGTGCGCGAGGAGCGCGACGAGGGCGACCAGCAGCACAACGAAGGCGCCGGCGACGGCGGCCGACTT